TGCTCTTAATGACCAAGCGTTAGTATGTACATCATCCATTAAAGAATAAAACCCATCAACACTCGCCATGATAACCGCCATAACATTTCTGATTGTAGGTTTGAATCCAAGACCAGTTTCTGAATTTTCTATTTTTTCTAATAAGGCTTCAGATAATTCACGTTCAATTTTTTCTTGTAGTTTACCAAATCGAGATTCTAAATCCGACAGAGTATTTAGGAAAGAATTTTTTACATACTTACTACTTTGAAATATTGTACCAAACTTATAGTATTCTGAATTGCTATCAGGCACAATTTGTTTTGTTTGCCAATCAAACTTATAGGATGCTGTAGTCAAATCAATTTTCAAAGCAGCTAAAAATGAAAGAGTATCTGCGGATGTTGGTTGAGCAATACCCTTTGAAAGGATTACAGATTTGTTAACATCAATTTGTTCTTCAATGTTTTCAGGGTTCAAAGAAACCGTAAAGTCATCAATTCCAATATCAAACGCCAACGCAGAACTTTGTTTTTTACTATTAATTTGATACGTACCATCAGTACCGAAGGTAGCATTTGTTAATAATTTTTCATTATACTTTTGGATTAAATTATTTAATTCAACTAAAGCGTCTTTTCTTGTTTGTAAATCACCACTGTATTTTTTTTGGAACTTATATACTAATTCACCTGTCTCTTTGGTAACTAATACATTTTTTGCATCCATGTATTTTATAAACCATGCACGAGCATTTTGTCCATAAATGTTTTCACGATATAATGTTAGTAATTCCCTATAATCATCAATATCATTCAAAACTCCCAAATCTTGTTTTGAAAAACTTTGTGAAATATATTTTTCTAATCCGTCAAGTTTCATCTTTAACTGAGCTAAAGTCAATTCAGGAAAGTCAGGATTAATTAAACCTCTACTTTTGTAATATTGATAAGCTTGTGAAATTTTTTGATATCCTTTCGTGAGTGATATTGAGGTTACCGGCTGAGTCACATTCAACCCTGACTGTTGTTGTCTCGCCAACGCACCCGTAGTTTCGTCAGGATTATTAGCGTTTTGTAAAATTTGTTGTGATGTCGATTGTGTTAAAGTATCTTCAGCGTTTTGTACCTCTAAAGTAGTATTGTACATGTGAGGTAGAGCATAAAGTGCCGCCATAGGAACATCACTCAAAATAGCTGCGGTTCTACCAATAAATTCTACACTAACAATGTAATCACCTTTTGTTGGGTCAAACCTCGCATTGAAACTTTTTAACATCAATTCATATCGAATTGCCTTACCATAATACCCCTTAACCGTTAAATAAAACAAAGGATATGGTAATTGTAAGAAGGCTGAGTATGGTGAATTTTCACCTTGTTCAAATAATGTTCTACCCTGAACGTCAACCATTTCAATTGACACCTGAGGTATAAATGATGTGTTATTTGCAATTTTAATACTTGTTATTCCAAGTAAACCGGTATCCAATTTATTTAAAACCGTTCTTGGAAATCTAACTACATTACCAGCAACAACTCTATTTTCTTGTTGTTGATTTATTCCTCTCCCTTCTAATGCACCTTGTCCTGTAATTTGGTCCGACCAACTAGTGTCAAAGTATTGTGAATCACCCTGTGGTTTTAAAAAATTAATCTTACCGTCAGGTGTACCTCCGAAATTAGCAATTACTTTGTTTTTCGCTAATTCATCAAAATTTTCACCAACAGCAAGTTTTGTTCTTGGAATAATTCTTGCTTCCAAATTGGCATACATAATCAAATTCTCATGCTGAACGAGTCTTTCTTGGAATTGACCGTTTTTGTCATAGATTTTGTTTGGGTCAACAAGAATTATATTATCACAACTCTCCTCCCACGCAATATTTCCGTCTGTAAATTTTTTGTTATCTGCCATAATAGAAGAACTGGTTGTCTACCGCATTTTTATAGTCCTGTAAAGATGCTACTAACGGATACGGAATAATCAAGACTGCACCATCTTCGATGTTCGTTTCCATACTTCCATATTGTGGATTCGCCATCTGTATTAACCAACCAAAATAGGGTGTTTTATAAAACTCATACGATATTTTATCAAGTCTACTTTTACCTTGGAAGTAAATATATCTTTTATCTGTTGGCTTGAATGGAATAGTAACATTGGGAACTATGGTTTGTTCTCCATTAATCAAAAACTGTTGGTATCTATTGTAGTACTGCATTAGTCAAGTTTTAGTTTATTATTCCAATTTGGTCCTTTACTGTTCACACCAGAATACAATAAATTAAAGTTTTCTGTTTGAGCAGGACTTGGTGTTGTTATGTTACTGAAATCAAATATCCTTGTCTTAGTTCTAATGTAAGGTTGATATAAGTTAAATACACTATTGTAGTAGTTGTTTTTGAAATCTGTAAATAATTTAGTTGATGCTTCCAAACTCTTTTGGTAATCCACACTTAACGTATTAACGTCAGCGGTCACTCCATCAAACCAAACTGGTATTTTTTGAAGTTCAGGACCCAAACAATCTAAAACAAATTGTGTTTTATTTTTCATAATATCTTCAGAGAAAATAATACACCATCTTTTCTGTGCTGCAGTATTAATTGAAGGGTATAAGAAACTAAACGATTGTGTATTATCCCAATCGGCAGTCATAATACCGTATGATTGTAAGTTAGTGTAGAACGTGTTTATGTTCGTAGCTATTGTTTTATAGTCGTTTACTAACTCTTCTAATGTGTTAGAAGCTCCTGTTGATGTTTCATTCACCTGCGTTGTTGCTGTCAACCCATATAATATTGGTGTACCCCCTCTTTTGAATCCATCTGTTTCAGTTTGTACAAAGTTTACTTTATCAACAACCCTAATTAACAACTGTTCCTTGGTTACCAAATCATTTAACTTGGTTTCCATAATAGCGGAATAATTAGCTTTCTTAGCGGTGATTAAGGCTTTTAAATTCTTTTTGAATATTCTTAAGTCTTTGTTGTTAACGTTTCTTGAATTATTAGTAAATCCAACAAGTAATGGTGATGTATCATCATCAACATCACTTAATGCTGAAGCAAACACTTGGTCTATCTTACTTTGTAATGAATCAGATTTACCAAACAAACTTGTTTGTACATTGTCAGAACTACTACTAGCATATTGACCCAACTCACCCGTAATATACTTTCTATCTTTGGTGAACATTCTCAATCCACCAACCAAATATGAAGTGTTAATATTTTCAAGAACTGACAATGTTGTGTCGGTATAAACTTTAGTTGCATCAATCAAATCATTCATAATTTGAGTCATTGATGTTGTACCGGTAATTGTTGTTCCTGAATTACTTAATATCTTACTTTGAGTAACACCAATTGTTGTACCCGCTTCATTTTGCGATTGTTGACCAAAATCAACGTTTTGTAAAGGAACCGTTTTTAAAACCTCCTCAATTAATTGTAAATCAAATGTTGTTGTATCTTCAGTTGCAACCGCTCTTTCATCATACATTTCAGTGTTAGCATAATAATTGAACGTTAATGCGTTTTGTAATTGAGCAACAGGTTCTTTAAGTCCATGTCCACCTATAAAATTAAATGAAATATTAACGTCAGCTAACATTGGTTGAACTCCAATACCTTCAGGGTTCATATCCAATAATAAAGGTTCATATTGAATTGACATTTGAGTTATTGCAATCTTGGTATGGAAGAAGTCACCGATTCTTAAAATACAGATAGGTGGTGCACCAAACGACGTGTTTAACGCATCATTCTGTAATGGTTTACCATCGGGACCAATCACAGGTATAGTATTACCCGGTCTTAAACATTGTTGTAAGAACGTTAATCTGGCATTTAAACCTTCAGGTGTTATTGAGTGGAAAGAAGGATTAAAGAAAGCAATTTGTTGTTTAATACCATCATACAAGAACGGGTCTTGTTCTTTTATCAAATTGAAATAGTTACACTCTGTTAATAATCTTCTCAATACTTTTTTAGACAACCCTTCTTTGATTTGTAGTTCTTGTGATGTTTGTTGTCTTGGGCTTGAGTTTGTATTTGCGTTGTTGTCACCTGTCGTTGGGGTGTTTGTGATTTCATCACTCTGTACTTGAGTCTCACCTTGAACTTTAGGTAATGTTTGAATAGATGTGATTTGAACTCTTCTACAACCCATCGCAGCTACCGAGTATGTTGCATCAGGGTCCGTTGTTGGGGTGTTTTGACAATCAACACCTGTTTGACCAACACTTGTCTCACCCGCAGCCACTTGGTTAATTCTTATCATACCATTATTAACCATTTGGTCCAAACCTTCATACCCCCTAATTGATTTAATAACCGAATCAACCCTTCTTGCCGAAAGGTTTTTGTTGTATTCACTACTGTTAGGTGATGATGCTGAACCTGCAATTGTAAATTGTACAGGATATCCTTGGTCTGTCACTTCTTTTAATCGTGATAAGAATGTTTCAAATATTTGATAATTAGGAATAATCTCAGTATCAAAGAATGTCTGTACAGGTTGTTTTTGTGATTCAGATGCGTTTGCAACATAACTTGTTTGTTGACCTGTGTAAGCATCAAACGTATCGGTATAATCTACCGATGATGTTATAGAATAAGTCTTTGGGTCAGGATTATCATTATCAAAGTATAATTTTAAATCACTAATATCGAAGGTAGGTATACTTTCCCCCTCGTCAGCTTTTTGTGGGTTTGTTGCAGGAATTTCTTTAACCGCCTTTTTAAAATCTTCAATGTTTTTTGTTTTTTCAACAACATCAAAAATTTCATTGAATGTTAGTGTTGTGAATTTTTGTGCCAATTCATAGATATCATAGTCTTTACATCCCGCAAAGAATGAATCAATAATTTTAGTCACCTGTGAATCAGGAGTCACATTCTGTAACTCATAATTTACTAACATATTTAGGATTGAAGGATGGTCTACAATTATTTTAAATCTTAATCCACCAGTTCTTCTTGTGTTATTATATGTGTATATCGGCTCAGGTCTACCCAAGAATACATTATCATTCCAACTTACCGAAACACTTTCATCAACACTTAAATCATATGGGGGGAACCACATAATTCTACCACCATTAGGTCCTTTCTCACATGCAGGTAAATCTTGTTGTAAGTCAGTACTTCTCCACGACAAGTTCTCAAGTGAGAACATATATTTTTTTACTTGTCCATCAACAATATTTGTTGACTCATCACCGTTAATTGGTGCTATGTTTAAATTATAGGTATTATCTAAAACTGAATATGTGAATTTACGAATATTACCATCTGTTTTCTGAAGGTCGTTAAACGCCATATATGGAGTATCTTTTGTGAATACTCTACAATACTCTCTACCAACTTCAGCACCATTTTGATTTACATATCTTTTTACTCTTGAACCTTTAGTAATTTCTCTTGTTCCATCCCAAAACACTTTTGATGTTTGGTTAATCGCATTACCTACGTGACCTAATCTAGCATTACCCGGTAAACCATCAGCTGCGTTGACCAGTCTTTGAGTATCGTCCATAATGGACCCATCTCTCAATGCAAAATCAGTAGACTCACTCTTATCGAACTGAGAACTTATTGAAGGCCAGTTTGGGTCTTCACCTTCTATTCTACCACCCTGACCAACTTTTTTACCGGCTTGTCCTTTTGTTTTAGGAGATATCCATGTGAATCCACCTTGTTGTCCTGCACCATCAGAAGGTTCCGACTCACCAGGTCCAAATGCAAAGTTTTGATTATTTTCGTAAATTTTTGCAACTTCACTATATCCACGTACGGCAACCTTAACTCTTCTTCCTAATGGGTCAACAGGTAACTCGTCATTAGGAAAGACCATATTGTCAGGGTCTTGTGTTCTACTACCAACATAGTAATTTCCTTTTGGAGCACCTAAGTTTAAATCTCCAATAAAATTGGCTTTGTAATCAGGTCTAAAGTTATTGTACTCAAGAGCCGAAAATAACGCAGACACAGAACCTTGTCCCGTATTTGCTAAGAAAATATCTGAACCATTTTTTGTTGTCGGTAATAATTGTGGTCTACCAAGTAAACTTCCAACAAAATTTATAGTCTGATTTATAAAACTTTTTTTACCGTCAACTGCAAAATAATCACCAGGTATCCAAGAATAAGGTGAATAAACACCTGTTATTCTACTTAAAAAATCTAAACCTTTACCGGCTAAACTACCTGGTACTGAAATTTGCCAATCTTTTTCAATTAACGGTGCTCTACCTGAAAGTATTTCAGCCGCTTGAAATGGGTCTTTAAGGGCATCTAATAAATTAACTCTACCAAAAGTATTTTCGTAAGTTTCTTGTGCTATTCTATATTGTAACTCAGCCCTTAGAGATTGAGCTGCAATTTGCATCATTGGACTATCCTGAGCTAAAGAACCATTACTACCTCTTGGATTTTCATTAAGGAATAATGACGATAATGGGTATACTGAAGAAATATAATTAAAGTAGGCGTCTTTTTCAGCAATTACTTTATGTACATTTTGTATTGTTGGTGAATAAATATAACCATTATCAGGACCAAAAGTATTTTGAATATATGCGTCTTTTTGTGATTGTTCTGTTGTTTTACCTGGTTCACCACCACTATTACTGTACGGACCTAAATTTGATTTCGTTCCATAGTCTTTATTAATATCAACCATAGAACCGTAACCATTACTACTACCCGGCCCGTATGCATTTTTAGCATACAATTCTTGTTCTTTAACATCACCTACTTGGTCCAAACTTGGACTATCAGCAACACTAAACTCTCTAAGTCTAAACTCAGATTCACCAGCACTACCATTTGAAGAAAAGTTTTGATTCTTGTAAGGTGGTAGGTTCTTTACAAGTAAGTCTTTTCTAAATTTTTCTGTTGCTCCAAACGATAATGGACTGTCCATCTATTCTTATTTATCAATAAATAGATTTAATCGGATTTTTTATTAACCCGTGGCTAAGAATTGACTTCCCATCGCCGATTTAATTTTTGTTCCCAACTCTTGTAGTTGTGATTGAGACAGAGAAGCAATATTCAAATTCTCAGTAATTCCCCTTACTTCTACAACACCTGTGTGTTTAATCTCCATGTTATCAACACTTAATGACGCCATTGCATCTGTTGGGGTTGTTGGTAAAGATGTCTGTGTAGGCGATATTGGTGTATACGTTATTGGTAAAGGATTACTATCTAACGGTGTTGGTATTACTTCCGCAATACCTAAAAATATATTTTTTACTGCCTCTTTTGCCTTATCAACCAAATCAGCACCTAAACTCTCAAACGAACTAAAATCAACATCTTGAATTTGTTGCTTCAGTTTTTCAGTTATTGTATCAGAAATTCTATCATAATTTTGCTCTGTAAATACTTGTTCCAATCCCTGTTGTACTTGTTGAGCAACAGATTTAACATTTTGAGTTGCCCCAATATATTTGTCACTACCACCAATACCTGCTGCCAATCTTCCGGCAGGTGTTGATAGTGCAACTACTATTGATTCAAGAGCCGATAATTGTTTTTCAGCAATTTCTTTAGCACTCATTTGATTAACCTCATCTTGTTTTTTTAACTGACCATAAGCATCCTCAACTTGTTTTGCTGTTAATTCGGTTAACTCAACAGCCTTATCCATATTAGGTAGTTGGATTTCTAATTTACCGTCCTTATTTAATCTCGCTAAATTGGCTATTAATTGTTTTTTGTCACTATCAACATCTAAAAACTTAACATCTTCAAATGCTTGTGTTTCTTTTGCAGCCCTTACGGCACTATCGGCCAGTTGTTCGTAATCCTGACCTGTAGCACTCGCAAATGCTCTCAATCTCCTCATCTCAAGTGCTGAAATTTCAAATCTTTTTGTTTGACTATTAAACTGAACAGAGGCTTTTGTTGCATCGATAATTGAGTTTTGTAAACCCTCCATATCGTTTTGCGCCATGTTCATCAGTTGGAATGGGTCACCTAAAGCACCTATAGCCCCACCTAAATTTTGAAATTCTGCAGCTAACTCAATTGCCTTTTCAGGGTTCAATAAATCCGCAGCAAGTCCCTTAACACTTGTCATATCAATTCTAAGTGCTTGTGCACGAGCCACCATTCTTGTCAACCCATCAACACCGTCTTTGAATCCGTATGAATTTACTAACTTTAAATTTTTTGCAGTTGCAGCTAAAAAAGTATTAACATTCAAACCAAGACTTCTAGCCTTTGCGGCTAAATCATCAATAGAACCGACGGTTGATTCCAGTCCAACACCGATACTATCAAAAGCCTCAACTAAATCAGCATATTCGGCAGCGGTAATACCTGCAGATTTTTGAAGAGCCACCGCATTTGCCAATTCCTGACTTGATAACATAGTGTTTTTTTGCATGACTTTGTTAATTGCCGCAAAAGTGTTTGCAACATCATCCAAACTACCACCAATACTAAGAACATCTGTGGTCGCCTTAGCGAACTGTTCTCTCATTGATTTAGCGTAAATACTGCCCTGACCAAGTACTTGACGATTTACTCGTGAAACTTGGTCCTCAAAGTCAAAAATACTATCTTGTAATTTAGTAAAAGAATTTTTAGCTGCGTTTAAAGCATCACTTATCGATGGACCACCACCCGCACCTGTACCTGTAGTTTCTTGTAAAAACATTAATTATCTTTATCTATAAATACATTATTATTTATTTCTTGCCTTTTCCGCAGCTTCATTCTTTTTTTCGAACTCGGTAACAAGTTTGTTAATAAAGTATTTTCTCTCAAAAATTGGCATTCTCATCATGTCTCCATATGAGAAGTGTACATACTTGGATAAGTAATAGAACTCATCCATCATAATCTTTCTATAATCAGAAGAAAGGACGAAAAAATTCTGCCCCGAAAGTGATTCTTGCGCTCACTTTTTCTCCTGACGGGGCTGTAAATACTCTTTCCAAATCCAATCTTGGTTCAGAATCTCTTAACGAATTTCTTATGAATTTTGAGTCTGCAATTGGCATTTGTTGAATGTATTTTGCAATTTCTCCTTTGTCTGAAGTTTCATCTATTGAAACAATCTGCATCTCCAACCTTTTTGTTTGTGTGGGCGCCATTATACCTTTTGGGTAAGCGTCTTCGAACTTTTTTAATTCTTTTTGGTCATAACCATTCAACAATTTACATTTAACTTTTTGTCCACCAACTGGTAATACAAATGTAAAATGACCTTCAGAATCAGGTTCGTGTAATGGTTTTTTAATATTAAGTTCATCCAATTGAGTTGTTACTTCAAACTCTTCAAGTGTTTTTGGGTCTCTTAATATTAATTTATAATCAGAACCGAACGCAGTGTTTCTCAAGAATATTAAAATGGCTTCAATATCACAATCCAACATTTCATCGGGATGAAAATCATGTTCGTAGATTTTATTTCTCAGAAGTGTTGAAATAATATCATTGTTACGATTATCAGCCAATAGAATATTTTCATCGGCAGCTGTTAAGTAACCGACCTTTAGGGACGATTTCTTACTTTTATAAAATTTTCCACGTGATGGCAATTCAACCACGTCGTGAGGTAAATTAAAACCTTCTTGTAGATATTGTGAGTAGTCGTTCATAACAAAAAAAAACCATAGGGTTTCCCCTATGGTTAAATATACTTAAACTGATTTTATCGTAAATACTATTAATAAACTAAGATACATCTGTCAGGACGTAGTGTAGCTGTGATAGTTGCCACCCCATCATCACTGTAACCTAACGAATCAAAATTGACATCAGTAAGGAAAGTACCTTGTAATATCCATTTTTCAACAGCAACACCTGTTGGGTCTAACATTTCCAAGAAAATGTTTTTCTTATATCCCGCAGCGTAACCCATACGACCTGTAACTGATTCGGCGTGTAAACGAACCCACTCCATAAGAGCTTGAGCTGCTGACGGACCGATTGGGTCACGGAAAGTTACGTTAATGGTATTCCAGTTAAATCTACCAGCAACATAAGTTGATGTGTTCAAAAATGGAATCTCAACAGGATTAATTGTAATTTGTGGTCTTGATGTTGATTCTACAAACCAAGAATTGATGCCCAAAGAAGAATCAAAAGTTAAGATAAATCTATTCTTACGTTTTGGTTCGTAAGGCATCGGCATTTTCATTAATAAATCAGCCATAGTATTTTTTTATTTTTTTTCTGTTTTTAGTTTATTTACTTATAAATACACGGATGTCGAAAAATTTTTCTATTTACTTTATTCCGGAAATCTAAGATTATGTAAATCCAGTTCCAGTTTTAGTATAATAAATTAAATTTCTTTCTTTTCTCCTCCTTTAGTTAAATAAGTTCTTACTGGTTTATCTGAATATTCAGTATCTAGGAATTTCTTTATAGTATCTATATTTCTAGGGTCATCATCAGAAAATCCAATTTCTGGTACAAATCTGTTACTTACATCATTTTTAAAGAACGCTTGTTTCCCCAACCTTGATGCCAGATTTTTGACATATGAAATAAATTCTCTTAAGGCATTAACTTTACCCTCCTCAGGATTTGTTGCAGAACCCTCACCATAACTCACAGGATGAAACTTACACATATTAAGATATTCCATAATAATTTCATTTCCGTCCATTTCACCTTCTTCTGATATGTCTCTGAATTTTTTTAAATTATCTATACAAACTTGTTTTGAAATACCGTTATGGTTTGTCACAATGTAATTGTATGTTGCTTCTTTAAGGGTTTCAGGGTTGTGTCCTCTTGCTGTGATAATCGCAAAGATGGAACCACCGTTTAAACACTCCACAAAATCACCCCAAGATGGTCCTGGTTTAGCCAACATAGCATCAACGATAAATTGTGCGTCCCCACCCTCTTTGAAGTTTCTAAAGGGTTCGTTTGCAAATCCAACGATTTCTTTTCCTTTGTAGTTAAATGGTTCTTTACCTATATCAATACGATATTCTGCAAAATCTTCAGTACCCATACCAACTTCTTCTCCGTCTGCAGTTGCCACAATAATTTCAGTTGGCATAAAGACAATATTATCGTCCCAATCGAAGGCATAATATTTCAAGTCAGGGTTCCCCGCATCATCAAAACCCTCACGAAGAAGTTTTTCTTCTAAAAACTCTTTTAAAATTTTTTTAAACATTTTTGTTTTTTGCGATTTTTTCAATCAACCTTTCCAATTGAGCTTCAGAAACGATGATGTTTTGTGATTTTTTTGAAAATGTTTTTTTACCTGTTTTAGGTAAATCAAGATTTTCGTTCAACTTTGATTTTTTGAATTCCATGGTTTTCTTATTTAGGCTAAAAGAGGGGTCGAAAACGACCCCCCTTGTTTTTAATTATTAGATGTCTTCAAAAGACGCTCCTGTTGGAGTAATCAAGAATTCGATATCGATGAATTCAAGTGCTCTTGTAGGTTTCAAGTAAATCTTACCAACCAATTGGTTAGCGTCAATATCTTCAGGGTTGTTTGATACTGTTACTCTGAAGTCCACTAAACCTCTGTCTCTTCTGATTGAATCCAAGATTGGGTTTACAGAATCCAAGAAGTCTTGTCTTACTTGTTCATCATTTTGTTCGAACAACAATCTGATAGCTACTGCCGAAATCAACTTACGAGCTTGTAACAACAATCTTCTTACGTTAATTCTATCAAGAGCTGACTGTCTGATTTGTAAAGTTTTGTTACCCCAAATTACAGTTCCAACATCAGAGAAAGTTGCAATTGGGTTAATTCTACCTTCATACAAAGTATCTCTTGCTTCTTGTGTTAGTTTCACACGTGCCTTAACCGCATTTACAAGACCTCTTGTGTAACCCGCAGTTGCGAACCAAGGGAATGCGATGTTGTCTGTCAATGCTAAGTTTCTAACAACTTCTGATGTTGGTGGAATGTAAACTTGTGTATTGTTTACACCATCTCTAACCAAAATCCATGGGTAGTAAGTTGCCGTGTAGTTAGAATCAATATTACTTTCTTCCAAATTATCAACCGCCTCTTGTGGGTAGATGAAATCAGCTTGGAAGTTAGAAGTAGTTGGTGCGTACATGTCGTAGTCAGGTGTAGTACAAACGTATAAAGAATCTGCTCTATCTGACTCAATCATATCGATAGCCTGTTCAACTAAGTTAGAGTTGTTTACGTAGTCAATACCTGGTGTTACAAACACGTTGATGTTAACCGCTTCAGGGTTAGCGTATGTTTGTTGACCGATTAAGTATGCGTAATAGTCAGTGTTACCATAATCTTGAGTATTATCTCCAACAGTAATCTGTTTGAATGCTCCCCAACCTGTTGCGTTCGGGTAAGATGCAGATTGTAATGGAGATGCTCCTTTCAAGTAACCAGGTTGACCTAACATAAATGTGTCAGTATTACTTCTGTATTCTCTATAAATGTCCCAACCATCAAAACCTCCTTGAGCCACCACAGAGAACTTTCTTGCGTAAATTCTGTAGTAAGGGTTAGATTGGTTAGTTGGGTCAGATTGGAATGATGCGTTACCACACTCAAACGCTGTTTGACCTGAAGTTACGTATAGATTTGCGATAGTTACTGCGGTTGCTCCTGAATCCATGTGGAAACCAGGTGTGATGTAGTTCCATGGTAAACTTTCAGTAGCACAACATAAGTTAGTTGGATTTTGTTTTCCTTTGTATTGGAAGAAATCGTAATCAATACCTACTGTATTAGAAATACCTAAGTATGTTTTTCTTACGTTATCTCCTGAAGATAATGTTGTATTATCTGTACCTGTACTTGTACCAAAAGGTGGATTCCAAATTTGCTGACCAGGGTAGTTGTATTCTGTTTTGAAGATTACAAATGGTGAATTTGCTCCTTGATACTCTCTGAAGTTAAATCCTTCAAAACCACATGGTAGAGAGTCAACAGGTGCGTCTTCATCCATTTCAACCATAATGAAACTTGACTTTAATTCGAACTCACCGTTAGATGTACCGATTTTCTTAGCCACAAAACTATTAGAACCTGGGTCCATAGTACAGTTTGTGAATTTTTCAAGAACGATTGGGTTTGCGTCAGTATCGTAGAAATCTCTTACAATAATATCAAATGTCATATTGTTAAATGACATATTTGCTATTGAGATTTTTACTAATTGGTTAGCTGAGTTACCATCAGAAATCAATACAAATCTAAACAATCGATATACTGTATTACCACGTAATTCAGATACGATGAATGGTGTTGCTGGTGTTTGGTATTGTTCCAAGTACCATGCGATAGATGAGTTAGTTCCATTGTCTTCTCTTGCAGATGGAAGAGCAACTAATGTCGGATTTAATCCTCTAACGTAACCTTTTCTGTAACTCCAATTCATTAAGTTGTAGAAAGTTTCTTCTAAGAACAAAGGAACTTCAGTTCTTGGTTTACCAAAGTTTGTCATTCCAAATACTTTTGAAATGTAATCAGGGTCTGAAGTTGAGAAAGATGTTTCGAAATTAAAATTGTTTCCGTCGTTAGTCACACCCGAGATAGCAAATGATGCGTATGGATTTTCTAATACATCAGAGTAAGAACCTGTTGTAGTATCCATAATAACTTGTGTAAGACCTGAAACTGTATAAACAGGACCTCCACTTGAATCGGAATTCAAACCTCTTGAACGAAGAGTTGCGATAACAACATCGTTGTAGTCTGTATATGCCGTAGCCACAAAGTTCAATACTGTTCCCGAAACTGTACCTGAGAATGAACCCGCAGTTGCCGTTGGTCCGAAGTTACTTCCGATTACTGAGTTAAATGATAAACCACTATAGTTATCTCCTGTTTGTGGTATAAATGCTGCGTAGTACCAAGTATCCATTGTACTTGCAGTGTAGTTAGCGTTTGCAGTGGTATTTCCTGATGTTCCTAAGAAATTAGTAACACCCGTGTAACCAGCACCTGTGTAAGAGTTGAATGTCGATGCTGACATAACACCCCACTGTCCCATAGAAGTTCCACTCAATGAGTTAGTTGTACACGCAGATACGATAAATGATGCTAACTGACCTGACATTGTTGTTGATGAGCCGTTGAATAATGTAACTGTATCACCGATAAATGTGCTGATAGGTGAAGCAAATGCTCCGAAAGTTACAGTACCACCAGTTGAACCTGTAAATGATACAGACCAAGTTTCTTCAGTAGTCGCTGAAAGTGTTGATGGGTCTACGTTTGCTTGCATTGTGATAGACCAAGAAGGTCCCGCATCGTAGCCCGATAAACCCAATACTCTTGTTACGAATAATTGGTTAGATTGTGATAAATACGCTTTGGCGATGTATGCTGCCTCGTACTTCGGGATTTGAGTGTTTACGAATTTAGTTGGGTTTGTACCACCAAATAGTGCTGTAAATTCATCGTAGTTTGCTACGAAGATTGGTTCGAACGCAGGACCTGTTAAAGTCTCACCAACGATACCCAAAGTTGTTACACCAACACTTTGTGCTACAAAACTTAAATCTCTTTCTGATGTGTATACACCAGGAGAAACGAAAACTTTGTTAGATGTTGCCATTGTTTTTTATTAGTTTCGGAATTTATTTTCTGTATAAATATTTGAGAAAATTCAAAAAAACCTTTACTCCAGTAGTATATTTATTATGTAGTGAGAAAAAATTCTACCTTTTTTCTGCCTTATTTTTTATGAAAGAAATTAAGAACCTAAAAATATCAAAACAAACACACACAATACTCAAAAATCATTGTGACAAAAATGGTTTAAAAATGTACGCATTCTTAGAACAGTTAATCATTAAAAACTGTACACCTAAAAAGGATATATACGGTGAAGATTAAAGGAGAGTTGCTGTGGTGAATAAAGTTGCAGGTTGACCTGCAGTGTCCTTAGTAATTTCAATTCGTAACACATCGTGAGTGTTAATTTGAATTTCCGTTACATCATCACCATAATAGTCATCATTGATGTATACTGACCATGTATCAACATTTTCTTTTCCTGAAACAAAAATATTTGCAGTATAATTAAATGTTTGTGTTACTTCAGTGTCACCTGTTCCAAATTGAAAATCAACATTTGTTGAATGACTAACAGGTCTCATCTTGGCTTTTCTTGCCTTAGTTTTTGTATCGACTTCAATAAGTTGTAATACTCTCGAAATGGCTGGTTTAACCTCAAACTCTTCTTCATCAATTAAGAATCCCATCATTAAGAATTCATAAGTTTGAACGTAATATTTTCTCTTGTCCACATCCATAGATGAGTCATCAGAAATATTTTGTAAAATAATTGGAATGTAACTTCCTTTAACAAAAGTATATGCCTGTCTTGAACTAAATTTTTGTAAAATAATTCTATTAAACTGATTAAGTTCTCTCATTCTATTACAAACAATTTTTACTTGATATGTAATATCTACAGGAACAGGTTGTGGTATTTTATAAACATCCATACCTTTTCTTTGTCCATCCCATGTTGGAACTTTAGCCCAATAAAATTGTCTTCTATTAGGAATGGTATAAACCAACGATGGGTTACTACCGTATTTTACTTCAGGTTGTCTAATAGTGGTAATGAAAGGTGGCACAGGGTTACCATTTAAATCTTGGAAATTCCAAGTCTGAGCAAACTGAGCCCAGTTTTGAGTTGTTATAATAACATCAACTGAAGGTACAACCGCACCCTCAACAACACACTTCAAATCATTTTTTACGAAATCCAACATCCCCCTATCCAAATCAGCATGTAAGATAGATTTAGGAAGGTAAGTTCCATCTTTTGTAATGTAAGATAAAAGTTCCTCTCTACGGGCATATCCTGTTGGTACCGTATTGATACTAAGGTCTGTTTTTATTTTCTTTGGTGGTAATGCCATTACAATGCGTCAAATTCGTTAATACTCACAGGAGTTGCGGTATAAGTGTAATAAAAACTTTTGTACCCTCCGTATGTATGTTTATTATCATAATCAGGTGTACCTGCATCAATAACAGTGTAATACCTAACTTCATTTTCTTTTATCCAATATCCAATATAATCACCAAGTTTTATATCAATCGCCAACTCTTCCAATTCTTTGTGATATACTGAAAATGACATATTACCTGGTTCGTTTTGCATTATCCTACTACCATTGATGAACTGATTACTAGCCTCGTCAATACGAACTAAAGCTCTAAACTCAACAGGTGGTAAAAATTGAATCCCCCCATTTATAACTTCACCATATACATCATCTTTGATTGTCTTTTGTGTATCAACACTATACAACACCAAGGTGAAGTTCAAATCACCATTCAGGTATTCTCTACCCATCTGTATTTCAAGGGCAAAGTCATCCTGTCCAAAAAATTTTTCTAACCGTGTAATTGGAACTCTGCGTGTCATCCTTGATAAATATTACAAATTTGATTATCTTTTTAATTATTTAGTTCAATGCAGGAACAAAGTGTTAAATCCAATATACCTGAAATCAGGGCACTCCGTATTTTAGAAACATACGAAGGGTTTAACAATTATATACTCGGTATCAAAAAAAAGGTAGAGACACAAAAACATTTCAAGATTACAAGACCACAAGCCGACTATGTTTTGGACTTCCATAATATTGTTCCAAAAGTGGCACGTAAATGGGTTCCATTGGATAAATATTTTGCCAAAAGAATGATGGAGGATAAACTTCTTACCCGTCAACCTGAACAAATTTACGTTGAGAAGATTTTGGCGGAAAAGGACAAAGCGTTTCATATCTATGGTAAATTATTTGAATCTGAAGACTTACATGATTTTTGGTTACCAAGAGCCGCAATTGTACCTAATAAAGAAAAAGTTGTTGAAATTGATTACTCAAAGTATACTCAACGACCTCCGTTAGAACACCAAAAAGAGGCAATTAAAAAGTTAGTATCAAACGATAAGTTTATCCTTGCCGATGATATGGGTTTGGGTAAAACAACTTCAACTGTAATCGCATCATTGGAATGTCAATCAAAAAAAGTTTTAATAATTTGTCCAGCATCTCTGAAAATAAACTGGCAGAGAGAAATTGCCAATTACACCGACAAAAAAGTTTCAATAGTTGAAGGTAAGAATTGGGAATCAGGGGATTACGTTATTGTGAATTACGATATTTTAAAAAACTTTTATGACCCAAAAGACATAAAAAATTCACAAATAATAAATGAATCTTTTGATTTAGTAGTTGTTGATGAGGCACATTACATTCAAAACAAACAAGCTCAAAGAACAAAAATTGTTAATGACATTTGTAAAAAAATTGGACGTATTTGGTTGTTAACAGGAACACCAATGACATCAAGACCAATCAACTATTTTAATCTATTAGATTTGGTAGACTCTCCCGTTGCGTGGAATTGGATGGCATATGTTAGAAGATATTGTGAAGGTTACCAATTTAAAGTCGGACAGAGAAAAGTTTGGAAATTAGATGGTGCATCAAATTTGGAAGAACTTCGTGATAGAACCAAACCACAAGTTTTAAGAAGACTTAAAGAAGATATTTTGGACTTACCTGATAAAATTATTACACCTGTTTACTTGAATTTAAGGTCCAAAGAATACGAAGCACTCATGGGTGAATACTATAACTGGTATGAAACTTCAGACGAATCAAAGTCACTGACAGTTCAATTTTCAAAACTAATGAAAGTTAGACAAGTCATTGCTGAAGAAAAAATAAAACACACCATTGAAGTTGCTGAGAACGTAATTGAACAAGGTAAAAAAGTTATAATCTTCACCAACTTTACCGACACACTAAATCAAATAAAAGAACATTTTGGTAAATCCGCAGTATCATTGGATGGTTCGATGAGTAAACCCGCAAGACAATTATCTGTGGACCAATTCCAAGAAAATGATAAAATAAAAGTTTTTATTGGTAATTTAAAAGCTGCGGGTGTTGGTATTACATTGACCGCAGCTGAGGCTGTAATCATGAATGATTTGTCATTTGTACCAGCAGACCACGCCCAAGCAGAGGACCGAGCATACCGATACGGTCAAAAATCAAATGTTTCTGTTTTCTATCCATTATTTGATAATACTATTGAAGGAGTGATATATGATATTTTAAATAAAAAGAAAAATATTATCTCCACCGTAATGGGTGATAACGAAGATAAGGGAGGTATTTTAGAAGAAATTTTGAATTCTATTTCCCGAAGACGATAAAGTAATTCAGTTTATGAGTTATTTATAAAAAATGAAAAAAATGAAATTTGTTAAACAAAGAAAAAAAATTGAAGAGTTGGAAAAGTTAATAACAGATGTACCAAGTAGTGGTGACACCCAACAAATCGATGAAGCCAAAAAAGAATCTGTGACTAAAATAAAAGTTGAAAGATTACCATATTCATACACAGCACTCTCAAGATTCATTGACAGTGAGACAATGAATACCCACTACAACAAACACTATAAAGGTTATGTTGAAAAATTGAATTTGGCTTTGGAAAAAATAAAAGACCAAAACTTAGATATTGAAAATATTATTAAGGGTATTTCAAGATATAATGTGACAATACACAACAACGCTGGTGGTGCATATAATCACGAATTATTTTGGAAAATGTTGTCACCCAAACAACAAAGACCAAACGGACCTGTTTACGATAAAATTGTAAAGAAATATGGAGACTACGAAAAGTTCAAACAAGAATTTGCAAGAAAAGCAAAAACTGTTTTTGGTTCAGGTTGGATTTGGTTAGTCTTAACCAAAAGTGGTGATTTAAAAATTATGACAACTAAAAATCAGGACAATCCTTTGATGAACACTATTAGTGACGGTGGATATCCACTGTTAGGTCTTGATTTGTGGGAACATGCTTACTACCTAAAATATCGTAACAAAAGAGATGAATATATTAAAAATTTCTTTTCAGTTATAAATTGGAGTTATGTTAATTTTAGATTTGATTCAAAAACAAAGAAAAAAATTAACGAAACTCGTGATGTAAAAAATATAATAATTGAGGGGGCGTCAAGAGGTTGTAATCCATCTCAGGTTAACACTTATAGACAAATATTTAACACCAACCCTGAAGTTAAGAAAAAATTTATGTTCGCCATTATGAACATTCTTAAAGAAGTATTTGCTGATTTTTGGTATGAAAAAAATCAATACGGTGAAGGTCAAATGTCAGGTGTCTACGATTACGAACAACCCGGAAGGTCAGTGATAAATAAATTGAATACAAATTACACGGCATTTTGTACGATAGTAAATGACATCAATGAAGTTTTGAAAAAGTATGGTGTTGACACAATCAATATGGTAAATCAAAAACCGGATGTTCAATTAAAAGAAACAGAAAGATTAATTAAATATTTGGTAGAATTTAGATACAGAATTTTCAATCCAGAATCATCTACTTTCAAAACTTTAATGTCAGGATTAGACACTACAAATAAGTTTGGTGATAAGAGAGAAGTTAACGCAGTTGACAACCTTAAGAAAATTTTTGGAACAGACGAGGTTGTTAAAGTTGGTGAATTGGGTGATGTGAATGATATGTTGGGTGGTGTTGATGCTATTATAAAATTAGATGGTGTTGAAAAAACCGCACAAATAAAACCATTTTCAAGAACTGAAGAAACTGATGGTATTATTACAGTTTATGATACAGGAAATGTTAAAAAATACAAAGTAGACTATTTGGTATTCCATAGAGATAATAAAGGAACTTTAGTTTTTAGTAATAAAAACACTAATATAGTTAACGGAAATTATACTTTTCCTGCCGATGATTTAATCAATAAGTAATAAATCATCTTTAGTTTATATTTATAGGGAAATAGTTTCCCATGGCAATTATTACTGGTAACGAAAGAACAAAATTATACACAAGAATCAGACACCTGTTAGGTGCACCAATTCGTGGTGTTGAAATTGAAGACGAAATGATGGACTCTTTATTAGAGTTATCAATCGAAGATTATTCACAGTACGTTCTTGATTGGTTGATTGAGTCTCAATGGACATCCATTTACGGTATGGACTTAGACACCCAATCATTGGCAAATGCTTTTATCACAAGAAGTTTAGATTGGGAAACTCAATACACTTACGCATATTCCAAAATTGTCGGATTACAGGCTGGTGGTCCTTGGGTTCTTAAGAAAGACTACTTTGACTTAGTTAACAACCAACAAATATATGAAATACCCGCAGGTAGAGAAATCAACGAATTACTTTGGTTTACAAGACCTGAATTAGATGCCGCATATTTCGACCCATTTATGGGTGGTTTTGGTGGGTTCGGTGGTATGGGACTTGGTGGTGGTGCCGGTTTCTCACAATTAGGAACCACAGGTAACTACTTTATTACGCCGGCATTTGATATTTTGTTGAGAATGCAAGACATCAATCTGAAAAGAAGAATTATCTCAGGAGATTTAACATACAGAATTACAGCATTACCTGAAGGTAAAAAAGCGGTTATGTTGTACAACGTACCGGGTGGTAAATTTGACTTCGGTAATATTGAAAATAACTCACATCGTGTGTGGTATTGGTATTACGATACATTCGATAGAGACGATTGTTTAGCGGCAAATCCTGATGTTGTAAAATTACCATCTGATGTAACAATAGATAATTTGAGATGGGCTCAACTTAACTCACCAGCCCAAACATGGGTTCGTAGATGGTTTACTGCATACGTAAAAGAGACTTTAGGTAGAGTGAGAGGTAAATACTCAGGTGACCTAAAAACACCAGATAGTGAATTAAAAATGGATTATGATTCACTTCTTACTGAATCAAAAGATGAAAAATCTAAGTTAATAGAAGAATTACTACAAAGATTAGAAAGACTTCGTCCTGACAAACAGATGGAAATCCAGGCTAATTTGGCAGAAAATCTCAACAAGTCTTTACAATATAGGGCTTTACCTAGACAGATGTATGTGATATAATTTTTCTATGGCAGTATTCAAATCAACACCAGTTACAAAAGTTATTAATGGAATTACAGTAGAAACATCTGATGTTTCAGTAGTTACTGATTCCACATACACCACCACAGGTGAATATACAATTATCGTTAGAGACGTACCAAAATGTGTGGTTACATTAGATTCTAAATCAACAGAACACGTTACAATAAAAGCTATGACTGATGTGTTGATTTCTTCACCTATTGAACCTATCGATGATGACTATAATGAAATTTTAATACAAAAAGGTGCATGTGTTGAAATGAGATTTGTTATCAACAAGTGGTACATCCTTTCATCTGACGGATTAAAAAATTCTTAGTTCATAAATTGAACGGCAAGAATGTCGTCAACAAAATCATCATCATTCCAATCCTTAGACTTGTCAATTGGTTTTTCATAACCTTTCATGATGTTTTTATTTTTCTCAACATATTCGGTATTTACTAATCCCATCGTACCATCCAAATACATGTAATATGGGTCGATGTTTACGTTGGACCAAAACTCAACCTCACCTTCAGATAGTGTTAATACCTCATCAAGAGTATCTTGGTCACCATCCCTACGTGGAAATCCTCTAACCAAACTTGATTGTTGTTTGGTAAAGAATTTTCTGTCCTTTGGGTCTTCGATTAATATTTCATCACGTATTTCAGGTGAAAAGACAACCAACAAAGGTTCAATACGTTTGTTAAATGCCGCTAAGTATCTTGGTACATTATAGTCTCCAAGACCGTCAGGGTTCATTTCAATTTCTCTTTCATTAACCAAATAACAGTTTACGGTTACACTATCACCTTTTTTCTGAACATCACCGTGTGATTTTCTAGCACCGTTATTTACGTAATAAACTGTATCTCCAAGACCTGCCGATACATTGTTTAATAACAACAATTCCATATGTGCTTGTCGTGACATTAAGGAACCTGACTTGGTCCTCTTTGTTATGTGTTGTTTGTATTCTTGTAAACTTTGTTTAACACGAGCTTTGTTTGCAATTTTGGCAATAGGAATTTTTTTGTTATAAAGCATATCAACATACTCATAATAAAACTCCAAAAATTCATGACCTTTACCATCCAACAACATCCTCAGCCCTGAATCCAAAAACTCAGCAACATATGTCTGTAACTTTTTTGATTTAATCGTATTACCCGTAAGTTTTACTTTTCCTTTATCAGTTAACAAGGCGTAGTTCTTACGAGCAACATTAATAGTTGCGGGCCAAACACCGTCAATATCCAATCCCATTTCGTCTCTCATGAATATATCGTTGTATTCGGCAACATCTGCCTCAGCACCAAAATATTCTTTACCTTCTTCGACCAACCCATTAAGTCCTTTACCTACGTAACTATAATTTTCACGACCTTCAGGTGTTGCAAAGTTTACACCGTCCGTATCCATAACCAAAGGTTCATATCCACGATTCATAAACCACATAATCATCTGACGCAGATACTGTCTTCCAGTACAAGTAATCTGTTCACCCATGTCCATGTCACCCCAAGGAAAAACCTGAGGTGCAGATAACGAACCAAAGAATGCGTTAATAAAAATCTTAATCGGTAATTGTTTACGAGAGTATTGTGAAGACAACTTAGGGTCTGTCTTGTAATGTTCTTCTGCTAATTTTTTATATCGAATACGAGTGTCACGGAAGTATTTCAACATACTTTTCATCGCCCCTGTAACATCACACTTTGGAAATACATCATGAACCAACTGAATAGATGGGTATAGTGAAGAGTAGTCAAGTTTCAAAACCTCACGAGAATATCCAACCTGTAACAATCGTGATAAACCACCGGTAAATGAACGTTTAGGTCCTTTCGCAGGAATAGCTAATCCGTTCTTATATGACCAAGAGGCCATAATCATTTTCCACAGTGTTGCGGTACCCATAGTCGACAATCGTTCGTAGGTGGTTGGTACCAACTTAGCAAGAAGGAAATTTGCCTGATTGAACTCCTCGTCAACAACCATGGTTTCCCAAATATCGTCATAGAGGTATCGTTCAACAATGTAACTACCATCAACTAACTCAAACTTTCCTGGAAATTTTTCTAATAAATTTTTAGTAGAGGGGTCAGACTCTTCACGATATCCACCACTCTGAGGATTGAAATAATATTTAGCATCAGAAAAATATGTCTTACCAATCTTATCTCCTTTTACATAAACTCGGTTTTGTTTTTCAGCTCCGATAAACTGAGTAATATATTTAAGTCCCCAACTCTTGATGTCTGAGTTAATCGCCTGAGCTCGTCTAACCGCATGGGCAATGTCCAAAATGTTGTAACCCCACATCATAGTTTGTGTGTATGGTTCCATTTCGTTAGCCAATTTTAACATACCCTCTTTTTGTTTAATAGAAACTGTAGGGTTTAGAGTCTTGGCAATTTTTTTGATGTCTAATTTTAAAATCTCAGCACGTCTTAGGATAAATGGAAAGTCAAAGAATGCCGAGTTATAACCACCAATTAGTGCGGGTTTTAATTTGTTAATTGTCTCAAAAAACTCAATAATGAGTTGTCTTTCTTCTTGTTCGTTTTGTGCCGAAACTACCTTTTCAAAACCACGGTTGTCTTTCATTCCGATTAGGAAGATGCTGTCTTTATTAGCATCCAAACCCGTGGTCTCGATATCGAATACAAATCGGTGAAGTTCATCGTATTCTTCAAAACCTTTAAAGAGTCTTTTACTCTTTTGTACAAGATACTGTTCAACGGGGGGTAGTATGTGAATATCATCACTATTGTTTCTATCCCATGGGTCTAACCCTCCACCCCTAAAAAAGTTAACTAAATCCTGATAAGTCTTTGTGGTTTTTACCATGAACTTTAAACCAGCCTCTAAACGCTCATCACCTTCAGAACTTAGTTTTTCAATAATGATTCCATGTTTTGACATCGCTTCTTTTTGAGATGCCTTTGAACCTTTGTAGAAGTTTTTATTGTGCAAATTACCAACCCACGCAAATGGAATAAAAGTGTCACTTTTAATTTGTTTACCCTGTATAGGGTCGTGAATGACTTTAAAAATTTTGTTAGACGCATAGTCGTATTCGAGTGCGACTATATACTTTTCTGGGTCCTCCCCCAGTAGGAATTGTTCAATTTCTTGTTGTGATACCATAATACTTTTTTTTGAGACATTATACTCACACCAAAAGGTGTGATTACTCTTCTCCTATAAGTATATCAAGTATCTCTCTTCATCAAAAATTTTCCATGAGTCATCTCTACCGTCTCTTACGGCAGCCATTTTTAAAATTGGTAACTCACTCCCTTGTTTGATAAAAAATTCCATATTTTAGTATATTTTGTTCAATACAAAAATGTCAGAATAGATTGAATTGTCAGTACTATTACTACTCCATTGTGCCGTAACGTTAAGGGTGTTTGAAATGGTTGTATCGAATGTAGTATTATTCACGGTATTAAATGCAAATCCTCCCTGTGTATTGTTTGATTGTTTTGTTGTGTGAAAAACGCCTAATGATACAATATCCGCAACACCAGCAACCCCAATCTGTCTTACAGTAAAATTCACACTGAACTGCCAAACATCATTAATAGATGTCGTCATAGTTTGTGGTCCGCTATCAGCCAATACCACCGAACCCGCTTTTACTCTAATTCTTAAAGTATCATTATTTTTTGCAGATAATAACCCACCAAAATCAGCCCTAAAAGAATCACCAACTTTGAATTGATTTGGACCGACCGTAAGTGTTCCAACACCACCATCTATAATTGTCGTTTCTATTGTTGTGGCACTTACCGAAACACTGTTACCAGTTTGGGCGAATAAACCGTAAACAAATGAGTATGGTGAAAGTTGACTATTTTTAACTTTGAAGGTTTGACCTTCTTGTGCAACTGCAAATTCTGCATTAGGACTTAGATAACCTAATGTTGAGCCTGTAATATCAGGTAATTGGGATATTGGTAAATTTGGCATTTTATTTTATAAATATTATATTTTTAATTTAGTTTTATTGATATTAACAAACATAAGTATTTGTACAATCGACACAATTTCCATATATTTCCTGTACTATGTATATAGATGGCGGTCCTGTTGTAATTATGGTTGGAACATATACCACTTCGTAACATTGTAATCCCGAACCAATATCAATACTTACAATATCATTTATGTTGAGGGTTGTTAAAGTACTAATACCACTAGACCCTGGTACTGTTACATATGAACTATCACAACAAGACAATAACTGCCCAACTTCCCAACTATAGTAAAACAACCCACTTTGACTTGGTGTTATAGTATTTGTTGGTGTCTGAGTTGGTGTCATAGTATTTGTTGGTGTATGACTTGGTGTCGGTAATGGTGTGTCAGTAACTCTAACCGTTATTGATGGTGTTGGCGTAACATTAGGGGCTTTGTATGGTTTACAACAAGCTGCACTATCAGCAAAAGAATCAATAATGTTTATATTCAAGACATCTCTGACAGGTAATACAGAAACACCTTGACTATTACTAACCGTAAACTCCCCATAAAATCTTCCGGTTTTCGAAGATGTCTTTTTGGTAAATTGATAAACCAAAGTATACCCACCCGTAGATGTATTTAATTCGATTGTTGCCGGTAAATTTGCATATCTAATTAGACCTGTTTCTTCATCTATCATTGAAAATGTAATACTCGCTCCAAGTAAATCTTGATTTGTTTGATGATATCCAACACGTGATTCGTTAATGAATTCGACCATTAACTT